TCGTTGCCCGCAGAGAATTGCTCACAGAAGTGGAGTTGCGCGAGCGCGGCGCAGTCGAGGGCTGGGACGAGGAATGGATCGAAGCCGCCTCGCAGCACAAGGGCCAGCTCAAACGCATCTCGCTCAACATCCACCGCACCGATCAGTTCCTCTACGAACAGCTCCGCGACATGTGCGAAATCTGGCATGTCTACCGCAAGGAGAACGACCCCAAGACCAACGCCATCCGCGTCACCCGCTCCGTGGTTAGCTACCATGTCACCGACAAGGTCGCCGTGCATGAGTTGCTGCCCTACGCGCACGGCCAATATCCTTTCATTGAACTCCCCCGCGAGCGCGCCACCCGCCCTCTGCTAGAGAGCCGTGGCATCCCCGAGCTGGTGCAGACTGCGCAGGAAGAAATCAAAATCCAGCGCGACTTCCGCTCCGACAGGGCGAGCATCAGCATCCTCCCGCCCGTCAAGGTGCCAGCCAACCGGGGCAAGTTTGATCTCGTCCTCGGCCCCGGCATGCAAATCCCCGAACGCCGCCCCGGCGAGATCGAGTGGATGAATCCCCCTCGCCCCGACATGGGCAGCATCGAAGTGGAAGCCGCCACCCGCGCGGACGTGGACAATTACTTTGGACGCATCAGCGATGCCGTCCCGCAGCAGCGCTACATGCTCCACACGCAGGAGCTAATCGACTCTTGGTTGATAGACATGAAGCTCTGCATCGCGCAGACCATGGCACTAGCCCAACAGTATATGACTCCCGAGGAGGTCGCGCGGATCACCGGCAATGCCTCGTTGGCATTCAGCGCAAGCCCTCAAGACATCCGTGGGCGATTCGACATAACGGCCGAGTTTGACGCGCGCCTCCTCGACAACGAAGCGCTTGGCGCAAAGCTCGACTACCTCGCCAAAGTCCTCGTCCCGCTCGACAGCTTCGGCGTCATCGACCGGGCTGGCCTTGTGAAATACATGTTCCAAGCCGTTGACCCGAACCTTGCTGGCCTCTTGGTGCAAGACATCGGCGCCGCCACCCAAGCCGAGATCGAAGACGAGCAAGGCGCATTCGCCAAAATCGCCGCAGGCACCGAACCGCCGCTCAAAGAAGGCGGCCAAAACGCGCAAGTCCGCCTGCAAACCTTGCAGCAGATCATCCAGTCCAACCCGGCGGTCCAGCAGCGGTATCAGCAAGACGAAATCTTCCGCTCAATGATCGACGCGAGAGCACAAGCCTTCCAGTTCCAGCTCCAACAGCAGCAAAACGCAGTCATCGGCCGCACCGGCGCCCAACCCGCGCTGCAAAAAATGGCCCAAGACCAGCAACTCGGCATGACCGCCGCACCCGCCGCCTAATCGTATGCACCCGAACATCAACGTCCGCAACGTCGCCGGTCTCAACATTCCCCAGCACGACTATCTCTCAATCAGCTACTACGGCAGCACCAACAACATCCAGACCGTGACCTACAAGGAAGGCGGCAGCGGCGGCCAAACAGTCGCCACGCTGACCCTCTCCTACACGACCAACCCGCCGACCACCAACGACGCGGACCTCGCTGCCGTCACCCGCTCTTAAATCTCCAATCTCTAATCTCAAATGCCTTGGACGTTTAACCCCTTCAGCGGCACGTTCGATCAAAAAGGATCGGGCGGCGGCGGCGGTGCGTCCTATATCGACGGCGAGGTTGCCGTCTATGCGGACCTGCCCTTGGACGGCTCGGCCCCTCTCAACAGCGCATGGCTAGTGCGCGGCAACAGCGGCGTGTGGCCCTTCAACAAACCGGCAGGCATCTACTATCGAAGCGCCACCGCTGGCGTCTCCCGCGATGTTGACTATACCTTCGGCGGCACGCTGGGTGACGTGTTCGCGGATAACGTCTTTTTGCTCTACGACAACAGCGACAGCACGCGCAACCTCCAGTTCGACCTCGGCAGCATCTCCACCGGCACCGTCCGCACGCTGACCGCGCCGAATGCCTCTGGCCGCATCCAGATCGAAGGCCAGCCCATCGGCAACACCACGCCAGCCGCAGGCACCTTCACCACGCTCACCGCCAACAACGGCACGCTCACGGCGTCCGCGCCTGTGCTTGATCTGGCGCAGACTTGGAATGCCAGTGGGACGACTTTTACTGGATTTCGTTTTAATGTGACGAACACTGCAAGTGCGGTTACATCGTTGCTGGCCGACATTCAACTTGGTGGGACAACGCTTTTTGGAGTTAATAGAGATGGCGTGATTGGCCGCTTCAATACGTCCACAGGCGCAACGCGATCTGGTATATTCTTTAACGGACAAAGCGCAAACAGGGTTTCAATAGTGGCGGGAGACGATGTAGTCTTCTACCTTGCTCCTAATGATATTGGAATTGCTGGCACAGCACAGATTCGCTGGGACTCAACTGGTGGTTCTCCAACAGGAACGGGAACAGGACTGGCGTTACTACGAGACGGAGCAAACCACATTTTAGCCCAACGTGTCGGCACCAACGCCCAAACCTTCAACATCTACAACACCTTCACCTCCGCGACGAACCACGAACGCGGGTTCCTCAAGTGGAGCAGCAACGTGTTTCAGATCGGCACGGAGAAGGGATCGGGCGGCGGGACGGCGAGGGCGCTGGAGTTTCAGACGGATGGGGTGACGCGGCTGACGATTGCGTCAACGGGCGCGGCAACCTTTGCGGGTGGATTAAGTTCTGTAGGCATCAACGCCTCGGGCGGGTCAATTAGCACGAATCAAGCTTTGTCCCTTTCCAGCACAAGCATGTCCTGCTCCGCCATTTTTGGAACGCTGGACATAACAACTAATGCCGCTGGCCTCCGCCTTTATGGTTTGGGCAACACTAGCGGCAGCGCGACAAACACCGAGCGTTTGCATATCTCAACACGTTCTGGAGCTTCGTATTTTATTTCGACGCAGGCCACAGGAACAGGCACGGCGCGGGCTTTGGAAATACGCACCGCTGACGTTGCTCGTCTGACCTTTGAGGCAGCAGGAGGGCTAACAATTGCTGATGCCAACGACATCGCCGTTGGAACCACAACAGGCACCAAGATCGGCACGGCGACCTCGCAGAAGATCGGCTTCTTCAACGCGACCCCCGTAGTCCAACAAGCCGCCGTAGCAGACGCCACCGACGCCGCCAGCACGCAAGCCCGCCTCAACGATCTGCTCGCCCGCCTCCGCACGCTCGGCCTCATCGCCACCTAATCTTATGCTGACAAACCCTAATCCCATCGAAACGCCCGCCGTAGCCGCCAAAGTCTACGACAGGCTCCACGTTTACAGTCTGTCCGCCATCCAGCCGACAACGGACTCTGGCTCCATCACCGTCGAGTTGCTCCCCGCAACCGCAGACGGCGAACTCGCCAACGGTAGCCTCGTCCAAAAGATGACCGCGCCGTTGACGCCCGAAATCATGGCAGCGGTTCCCGAACTCGCCGCCGCGTTTGAGGCCGTCCTCGCCGCGATTCCAGCGACCCAAGCCTACTTGGCCAGCCAGCAGGAGCAGCCCAATGAATAAGCAAATCACGCTTACCGAAGCCGAGGCCAAGGTCGTCATGCAGTGCTTGGATCTCGCCGTCAAAACCGGCGGCCTCAACGCCGCCGCGCAGATCCTGCCGCTGGCTACGAGCATTGAGAAGCAACTCACGGAGGAAGCACCCGCTGCTGAATAATGAGGACTGTCACCTTACAGTCTATTCTTTTGCGCGCATGGCAGCGCGCAGGCAACGACGGCTCGGATATTTCTAACATCCCATCCGGCGCCAGAACCATGATGGTCGCCGCCGCCAACGAGCGCATTGCGGATTGCTGGGAGTGGAGTGATTGGCCTGAGCTTATGCGCGTCGAGGAGCGCACCGTCGAAGGCGACGAGACCAACGGCTACTTCATCCCCTACGAGCAATCCGGCCAGACCGCCATGGGCGAAGTCTTCGCCGTCCTCCGCGACAACCCCGCAACCCACGTTGCGCCGCGCCAGATTGGCTACACCCTACTTGGCGACAACGTGAGATTCCCGCAAGGCACCGACCTGCCAACCACCGTCTGGGTCAACTTCCGCATTCGCCCGACCGAATACAGCGCCAGCAACCTCACCGCAACAGTGCCCGCCGTCATCGCAAAAGCAGTCGGTTACCTTCTGACCTCGGATCTGCAAACCGAAGACGGCCAGCTCGACAAAGCACTCGCCATGGAACAGATGGCCGAGTCCGAGCTGATCTCGCAAAGGGACAAATACTATTTCCAGCAGGGCCAACCCTCCATGTGGACCGCCCGCGTCAACCAATACTAAATTATGCACCCGAATACCCGCATCACCAACCGCACGTCCGGCAGCCAATTCATCGGCGACACCAACACCGTCACCGCTGACATCGTCTCCATCGAC